ATTACTTCAGCTATTTTTTTTGATGAGCCACCATAGAGTAGACAATAGTAAAATCTTTTCGCAAGGTCTCTGCTTTCTAGCCCTGCAAGTTTTTGTGTTTCTGTGTGTATGTCTCCATTAAGTGCAATTTTAGCATAAGCACCATTGTCAAACTTAGACATGAAATGGCAAAGAGCCATGACTTCTAAAGATGAAACATCAATTCCTACTAATCGTTTACCTTCTGGTACTGTAAATAATTCTCTACATTCTTTACCAAACGGAACAGTTGTACTTGGAATTTGCCCCAAATTTGGAAACGAGTGGCTTGCTCTTTGAGTTACACAAGAATTTGTATTACATGTGCCATGAATTTTACCTTTACGTTCATGTTTTAACCATGCTTGTGTACCTGTTGCTAACTGTGCAATTCTTTTATCTAATAAAAAATGCTCACATAATATCTTAGCTTCAGGGTAATCAAGTTTAGATAATATATTGTCATCTAATTTAGGTTTACCATCAGGAGTAAATTCTTTTGCTTCCCATTTATATTTATCTTTTAATCTCTTGGCAATGTGATGTCTGCTTGATGGATTAAAAATAGTAATACTATCTTTCAATCTCTTGCCTGTTTTAGTAGACCATCTTTCTTCTGTAATAGGTAAGAATATAGTTTGTAATTCTTCTGCTAACTCAATACGTCTGCTGTTTAATTTTGTATATAATTCCTGTGCTTTATTTTTATCAAAAGTAAAACCATATCTCTCTTGTTTAAATATTATTTGTGCTACTTCATGCTCTAACTCCATAGCTTGTGCTGAATAACCTTTTTTATGTATGACGTTGTATAAAGAATGCGTTACTTCCACATCTTGCACACAATAATCTAGCATTTCAGGTGTAAATGTTTTCCAATCAGTATCTATTTGTTCTTTGTACTTACCAATACGATTACCCCATGCTTTTAATGAGTGTCTGCCTATGCAATCTCTTGGAAAGTCTTTTCTTGAAAAGTCAGTTTCTCTGATGTCTGAAAAAAGTAATCTTGTTGCTACGATTGTATCAAAAATTTTACCCTTAAATGTAGCGGAAAATAATTTCTCTAAACAAGGAATATCAAATTTGATAATATTATGACCAATGATTAATTCTGCTTCTTCTAGTTTTTTAACAGCTTCTTTATTGCCTAACTTGTGTATTTCATTTGTATCTATATCTTTTAATACAATGCAATGTGCAGTGTTGCATTCATCAAGAAATCCATTTGTTTCTATATCAAAGACGTATCTCAAAGTGAGACCTTCTTAATCTTTAATACGTTTACTGTAGGTATAGTAGTTACACCTCCCACATCACCTAATGTACCATCAGCATTAAAATTTACATCTGCGGCAACTATATGAACTTCTTTATCTGCTCTAATAAGCCAACCATTTGAAATACAAATAATAACTTTACTGTTTATCGCTTCTTTTAAACTTAACCACTCTGCTGTACCTGAAATATCTTTCCAGTGTAAAGAAACAAATGGTGCGTTTAATATCTTTTTATTTATTGTTGGTAATTTCATAATTAATGTAATGTGTTGAGTTGTACTTCGACATTCCAAGCGGCTTCCTCACCTTTTAATGCCATTGTTGTTAATGTGTCTTGCAACATGTAAGCGGTTTTTAATTTACCCACATGTATGACGACAACTTTGTGTGTTGTTTTGGCTCTTGATACTGCGTCAGTAACTAAGCCTGTCCAAATCAAAGCATCTTTCTTTTGCTTTGCAGTTGGTTGTTTAAAAATCATCTAAGACTTCTGCCTTAACTTCAGTGAGACACCCTGTGTCTAAGTCATACTGTAAAGTACATGCACTGCCTGTTTCACCTGAATAACGATTTTTAAGAATTGTTACTTTAGCTAATTTCTTATCTGACTTAATGTCTCTGCTGACAGAAAGTAACATGTCTGAAAGTTGACCAATACTTGCCGACCCTCTAAGAGCATTCATAGTAACTTCTTTACCGTCTTCGTAGCCTTTATCTCCTTCACTACGTCTAAGGTGAGAAACTAAAATAACTCCTATGCCTGTTTCTTCTACTAATGTTCTTAATTTACTTACAAAATAATCTATAAGTTTTCTTTCATCATTTGTGTGTTCATCTCCTAATGCTGACAACGCCATATGTAAGTGGTCTAATATTACAAAGTCCACGTCACATGATTTAGCCATGTATCTTATTTTAGAGAGCAGGTTATCTGCAACTGTACTGCCAAAGTGATTATACAAATAGAACTTACCACTGCCCACAGTATCGTTAAATGTCTTACGTAATTCTTCTTCACTAATGCCCTCTCTAGTTAAGTGTAATGGTTTTTTTAATTCAACTCCCATAATGCCTAAAGCACTACGCTTGATACTTTCTTCTAATGCAATGTAGCCAACAGAAAACTTTTGCTTAATTAAATCTAAAGCTACATGACGACAGAAAGAACTTTTACCAACACCACTACCTGCGGTGATAGTTACTAACTCTCCTTTTCGTAAACCATGCGTCTTAACATTTAGACATTCAAAAGGGTATTGTGCTGTAACATGTTTTTCTTCTTTCACTACATCATTCCAAATGTCAGTACCTAAAACTATTCCATCAGGTCTGTAAGGTTTAGCGTCCCACATTGCTCGTGTTAGTTCTGCACTACGTCCTGCAATGTGCATTTCGTTAGCATCTTTTAATGGCAGAGTTGCAATCTTGGCTTTATTAGGTGAGAGAAGTTTTGCACATTCTACTGCACTTTTTTTGCCATGTTCGTCTTGGTCAAACATAAAGACGCAACTCTCATATCCTTCCAAGAATTCGAGAGACTTTTGAATATCTTTTTTTGCACCTGCCGCACCTGATTTAATAGATACTACAGGGAAACGATTTTGGTTAAGCATGGACATTGTTAATGCGTCCAATTCACCTTCTGTAATGACTAAAATTTTACCTTTGCCACTCCACAAGTGTTGTCCAAATAATCCTGATTGTTTTGCGTCACCTAACCATTGAAATTCTTTGCTAGGGTATCTTAATTTTTGTGCTACTAAGTTTTTGTCTTTATCATAATAGTTTGCTATTTGACATGGTCTGCCAAACCAAGAGCCTACTTGATAATTAAATTTCTGTGTTGTTGCTAAATCTATTTTTCTTTTTGGTAACGGAGCAATCTCTCCTGTAATAAAATTTGTAACTTTATCTGTCTGTGTTTGTGTAGGTGGTGTCAATGTGTTTCCTTTTGTGTGTTTGTTACATGAAAAACAATAAGAATGAGTATCGTACACAGCGTTTGCGTCACTGCTTCCACAGCTTTCACATGGACTGTGATATAAAAATTCACTTTCAGTTTGGTTCATAATGTAATAATTTGGGTTTTTAATTTTAGAAATTTTGGCATTGTGGCGGAATGGTTACGCAGTGGATTGCAAATCTACCTATCCCAGTTCGATTCTGGGCAATGCCTCCAATAGGTTTGAGGTAACTTCAGTCTCCCTCCATTACCCCATATCAGGGCAGAGCAAGGCTACTATGTGATTTCTCTTGATGCCCATAAACGACAAAGCCCTCAACTATTTCTAGCAAAGGGCTTCATCTACAAACACTATGTCAACAACTCTGAAACATCAAAGTTGGGACACAGAATGGAGTTTGCCACATCTCTGTGACCCACAACGCTGACTGTATACTTCTGTTTCAACTCTTTTACAAGATTTACCAACGAGGTATATTGTTTGAACGTGTAGTTACAGTCAGGTTTATTTTCTATGGACTTGCCTCCTATAAGACAAACACCAATAGAATTTTTGTTAGTAATGTCAGGATTACCTTCAACATGAACTCCTGATAAAAGAATGTCTCTACCTTCTTGAACTGTGCCGTCACGTTTAATAACATAATGGAACGCACAAGAAAATAATCCTTTTTTTCTATGTTCTGTATCTAAATCCTTAACATCTAAATTCTCTTTTGGAGCAGTGTGACTTGCATGTATTATAACGTAAGAAGTTTCTTTTCTTTGATTACTCATATCCACTCCAGTGGTATGTGTTTATCCGCATGTTTAAATCCATACTTATCGCACCACATGGCGTAAGTCGTTGCAGATTTTTTAGATATTCTACTTCTTGAATTACTAAATATAAATCTAATGTCTAATTTTGGGTGTTGCTCTTTTACTAATCTCATCTTCTGTCTATCAGCAGAAGTAAACAAACCTTTTGTTTCTATGAAAATGTCTTTGTCTGTTAAATGAAAGTCAGGGGTGTAAGTATGTGATTTCTCAGGTTTAGTATATTTCAACTTAACCTTTTCATACTCATACTTTACACTATTAGCTTTTAACTCTTGTGAGATTGCTATTTCTAGCCCTGACCTGAAGCCATATTTCAAACCAACTTTATTAAAAGTCTGTGTTTGTTTGTGACTGTACTTCATTTTCAAATGACTTGTCTTCTGGTGCAACGTAACCATCTTCAACTTTATCAAAGCCATGTCCTGCTGAATTTGCATTTCCACCTTCAACTAATTTAGTTATTTGCACTGCTCTTAATCTTAATGAAACTCCTGCACCTGCCATTGCCGTAAAGTACGGTATCAACTCAGCAGATACTTTCATCTCACTCCCAGACCAAATATTAATATCTGTCATGGGCTTACCTTGACTGTCAAAGATTGCAACTTTGTTTGGAATAACTTTTCCATCTTTAGTTATAATTTTTGCTTTAGTTTTGAATTTAAAGATTACATTTCCAGTTGGTTTTCCTTCAATATATTCTTCTTCAAAAGGTAAGTTTGCTTTCTTAACTTCTTTGCCTTTAGATTTCTCTGCACCTAAAGCCATAGCTTTCTTAACTTCTTCATTAATGCTGTTAGTGATTTCTAATCCCTCTTTTGCATTAACAATTAAGTTTGTCTTATAATGTCCTGTCTCATCAAATTTTGTGTCAGGGACATTTAACCAACAAAATTGAGATACACCTACTGGTGTCACAATTTTTGCATAGTTCATTTTACTCATCTTCTTCGTCCTTTGTTATTGGTTCTATTATCTCTCCGTCAATTACTCGTGCCACTAGAACGTCTAATGGTTGGTAATCGGCAGGATAATCTTTGTCGTACTTACGTCTATCCATTCGTATCTCCTGTGTGTTTGTTATTTACTATGATGGGTACTTTATTAAACTATCCGCAAACGGATAGGTTTAGGCAAAGAAAAACTTAGCTTTTTCTAGTAAACTAATATCCAATGAACCCTTTTCAGGCACATCAGGTAGAGTTTTCCTTAACTTCTCAGGTAATTGTTTTTCAACATCATCTTTAAAGTCTTGCAGTACGTCATGTTTAGTAAAGATATTCATAAAAGCCTTTCTTATGCTTATGTTAAGTTTATCAATGTCACACGCATTCGTAGCGTAACTATCATGCACATTACAAAAGTTTTCTATTCCTGCTTCTTTTGCAATATTTACAGTTTCAACCATACAAGCACTGTCGATTGAGTGAACAAGGTTTGGTGCTACCGCATTACGCATTCTAAGTTTATCTGTTAAGTCAGTCTCAGTATTAATACGAGGTTTGATAACTTCTCCCATCAACATTGCTTTAACTCTTTTAGATTTCATTTCAGGATAACTTTGAAATACAGGAAATCCAACAGGTGTAACCCAAGTGATTGGCAGTTGTTCTTTAGACACAATTTTAGCTATGTCTTGAAGATACTTCATACCACTTCTAGCAGACGTTAAATTGTCTCCTATACTGTCCCAAATAACACTAGATAGATAACTTGCAGGTTTGAACATGTCATTTTCAAATGGGTGCATTTCTCCTTTATCTTTTCTTTTAGTTAAATCTTCCACCACAAAATCTGTGCAAGAAAATCTAGTAGAGCCATAACAGATAGTCATAATACTTCTTTTAGTAGTAGTACGTTTAACTCCATAGTCTAACCATGCTTGTGCATAAGGCTTACCTTCGGCTACATCTAATTTAAGTTTTTTATTAACTGTGTTTGCTACTAATTGGTAGATGTCTTGTGGTTTTTCTACTGGCAATAAATTAACCATCTCTCCTGCTTTAGCGTCTTTTAACATTAAAGAATAAATTTGAAGACCATTACAAGAGCCATCAACATTAATAGGTATATAAGAAATAAAGCCTTCACCTTCTTTAAGGTATCTAGCCCATTCATCACAAAATGCTAAAAATTGAAAAGCATTCCCTGCGTCTTCCCATTGTCTATTAGTTAATGGGTCTTCCGCACAAGCTACAATCATAGCTTCATTATCTTTAGTCCACTTTTCTCTAGCTTCAAATGTTATCTTATCTTCTCCATACATATTAGCACCATGCACAGCTAACCAAAAGATACCTCTATTCTCTGTAGTGATAGGCTTACCTTTAGCAAAATTTAATAATGCTTTAGCACCATTGATAGATTGATAATTAAGAAACGCAGGAACACAATAGGCTCTTCCTCTAAAGTCTAATTGTATTGGAAAGAATAAAGTAGCAAAGTTTTTAAACTTATCTGCTAACCAAATTATTTTTGCAAACAATAACCTTTTAGAAAACATACGGTTATTCTCTGTGTGAATAATTACAGCTTCCTTCTTCCATGATTTTCTACTGATGTCATTAGTATCAATATCATGTGGTTTATTGGGTATCTCTTTGTTCTTAGTTGAGGGCATTCCCCCCATAGACATTCCTCTATCCCACGCTTGTTTCATCACATCTAAGATAAAATGATTAATTTTATAAGCTGTGGATTGCATAGCATTAACCGCATTATAAACCTGTGGCATTTCAAAGTTTTGCAACTCCTTTTGGAACAGTTTTTTGCCTAAACCATGTTGTTTAACAAGGTTTAATTCAGGTAGTTCCTTAGTCCAATAACCGCCTCCTACAGTGCTGTCCCACGACTTACAGGGCATTACAGTGGGCATATACTCAGGGTTTAGGAGTTCATTAAAGGTATTTCTCTCTTTAATCCAATCTCTAGTTTTTTGTGTCTGTTTGATAACTTTAGTCTTTTTATGCTTAACAGTTTCAGTCTTAATTTCAATCATACCTGTGGCATATATCATTAGTTCAATCAAACGTAGTCCAACGTGTAATTTCTCTGGTGTAGTCCATTCTTCCCATTTCATTACTTCGTCTCGTTTAGCACTCTCTTTTAGTTTTCTTCTTTTATAAGTATAGTTCCAACTTCTTCTATCTAAATCTTGACGTACTGTTTGGTATAACTCTGGGTTTAATAGCTTGAAATTTTTCAGTGCTATTTCAGTTTCTACTTTACCACCTAATGTTATGCAGGTAGCAGTTAACGGTCTATTTTGGGTGATTGTATTTATGATTGATTTGGCTGTGATAAGTGCCAGAATTTCTGGTTCAACTTCACAAATTTTAATGAATGCTAAAGGTGGCTTTTTAACAATATTTTTTGAGGTGTCTTCTATCCATTGGGCTATCTCCATAGCTAAAGGTCTAATGGTATTAGCAACCATTACTTTACCATAAGAGGTAACACTTTCTTCTTCTCGGATTATATGAGATTGTAACCTAGTGTTAGTCCTATGGACACCGGAGGCAGACATATCTTTTTCGTTGGCTTGTTGGTCTTTGAACGTAGGTAGGGCTTCTATTAATTTAGACATATTTATAACTCCTGTTTATGTGTGTTATGTTTTTGGGATTGGGTATCTATAAAGGGTACTTTTATAATTATGTAACCGTAGGATTGGTGTACAATTTAGGGTTCGTCCTTTGGCACATTTTTTGAACAGTGCTAAAGAATAGTTGAGTGTTTACGTATCTTATTGACGATAATACATGCAGTGACGGATTAATTACAGAGGATTGCAAATCCCATTGTATCAATCCGTAGCAGAATACGTCTATTCTACTATCTTTACTGTGTAACACTAAACAACTATCCTTTAACATTTATTATTCCTCTATCGGTTAAGTATTTTTGTTAATCGAATTAAGAACATTTACTGCACCCATCAAATTATTTGGTATCAAATGGGCATATCTTTTTATCATCTTCCACGACTTGTGACCTAGCATTGCTCCTATCATGTGAAGTTCAACTTTACCTGATTGAGCCAAACGAGTTGCACAAGTGTGTCTTAAACAATGAATAACAAACTCTTTGTCTTCAGTAAGGTTCATTGCTTTTCTCAGTCTTCTCCAAGTATTCTCACAAGTCCAATACTTCAACTGTGAAAACACTAGGTCGTTTCTCTCCGCTTTAGTTAACAACTTATCAACGATTGCTTTAGCACGATATGTTAATGGTATTCCTCTAGCTTCACCATTCTTAGTGAGACTAGCAGGTAAGTTAACAACAGAGTGTCCGTTGTTATTGTGTACCATCAACTTCTTAATAGATAGTGCTTCCCCCAAACGCATTCCAGTATCAATTAAAAATAAAAAGAACTCTAAATAATTAACCATATTCCATTCAGTTAATAATTTAATAATTTCCTTTTCTTCTGGAGGTTCAAGGTATCGTTGTCTTCCATTGTTTTCGCTTTGCCATTCAATATGAGGCATTCTATCTAAATGATAAATAGATTGTCTTTGATTGGCATAACGTAACATCTTAGAGATTGAGGACATGTAACGATTTATAGTAGCAGGAGCATAATTCCTGTCTTCTAAAGTATCCACGAGTTGTGCTATGTGGGTATCGTTAACTTCAGTCACAAGCATTCCACGACCAAGCATTTCAATTACTTTTTCGCCTCGCTTAGACTGCATTTTTTCCCAACCTTTGTCTGTTAACTTGCGGTGTATCTCCGATAGCAACTTTGCATTCTTTTGTTGCAACATATTTACCTCCGCTTGTTGTCATTGTTATCTGACCATTTCAGAAAGAGTGTTAAACACCCTTCTGCCTTTTGCAGTTAAACGTACAAGTTTTCTTCTACGTTCTTCTGGGTCTTCAAAAGATTGTAATAAACCTATTCCAATTCCTTTTCCAGTCTTGTCACCTAATTTGTAACAATTCCTAGAAATAGTTGATTGGGCTAGGTCTAAGTTCTCAGATATGGATTGCATACTAATTCCGTCTGCACCTCCATAGTGACAAACATAAAAGAAAACCGCTATACTCTGGCTTTCCATATGAGGGTCAAACTTACGCATTTCTTCTATTATCTTCAGCAGGTTTAAGGTCTGCATTTTCTCACCTTTCCTTTGTTGTGGTTAGTGTCTTTTTCAGAGTTTAGTCACTGACAAACTCCCACTATCCTGACTTGTATAGTGGATATTAAGATAAATACAATCTGTATTTACCTAAATCTATCACAATTTCATGCTTATCTTTAGTCACTTTGAAAGGACTGTAACGGCTATATTTTTCTATATATAACTTAAATAAAATAAAATTTATATTCAAATTCATTCCTTTCTTTTTGCTTTTTGCAAAATACACCGTCTAGTCCTTAGACGGCATTTCATGGATTAACCAATCGTCAGTTTTGCTTTTTTTAGTGAGGATTGAAAAAAACTCACCGTCTAGTCCTTTGGTTGGTTTTTTAGATTTCTTACCGAAGATACCTTCCCAATTCTCTTTGTATTTCTCTGAGGGAAGGTGAACACCGTCTCGTATTTTATATGATTTAAACCCTGACATATTCGTGACCGTTCCAAGTTCCTAGCCCTTCGTTAGGCTGTTTGTCATCACTGCTTTTGTGACCTTCCCAACTATTAATAATTTCAAAATGGTCTCTTTCCATTATTTCGTCATTACTAAAATTGCCTTCTTCTACTTTTTTTCTAGCTTCAGCTTCAGTTTTTGCTTTAACTTCCACTTGTGATGTAACTTCTTCTGTGAACTCAAATGTATAAGTTTTCATAGTGTTTTCCTTCTGTTGTGGTTAATTGAAATAAACTCGCCGTCTAGTCCTGAACTCACCGTCTAGTCATAAGCACAAGTGCGTATAAATAAACTCGCCGTCTAGTCATTTAAGAAAGTTTTTAGTATTGGTGAACGCTACCTAGTGAATAGATAGCGTTCTCTGTGTGTGTGGTGGTTTTTTAATTATTCATTGTTTGCCCTTCCGTTTGATTGATAAAAAAATACACCGTCCAGTCATAAGACCAAACGGTGTACGCTGTGTATGCTTTGTTAGTTTTTAACTAGCTTTTTTTAATGGTGTATAAAATTGAATTTTCTTAATACCTTTAAAATCTTTGTAAGGCTCAACTTTAAATTGACCGTAGCAGGATTTAAAAACGTCTTTTAGATATAAAGCCCAGTCAGTCGCAGGAGTTTTTTTCTTAATTTTAACAACTCCGTCAATTACTGAGTAGCTTTTGCATTTAAAAGATTTAAAGCCATGCGTTAGCGGTACGCTGTAGCTGTCTCTCATTATGAAATCCAACCTTCAGCAATAGCAGAATGAAACAATTTTAATTTCTCCGCTTTGGTTGCTTTCTGGTAGTCCTCAAAGTGTCTTTTTTTCTCGGTCTCGTCTTTATACTTTGAGAGTGTTTCGGCTCTCTGTATAGCTTGAACACATCTAGCAATCTGCATGTGTGGTACTCCTTCTGTTTGTGTGTTTGTGTTTGTATGACTTTATATAAAAAGTCTCTAAGCCTACTCAGTGAATAGGCTTAAAGTCTGTTTATTTTTGTAATTGTAATAATTCACTTTTAGTAAACATTTTTTTTAATTCGTCTATTCTATTGGGTGTCAATTCCATTTGATTGGTGGAGTTACCCTCGCCATCAAATATTTTTATACTGAAACCGTATTTAGTTGTTTTAAGTTTTTCAAACTGTCCCTGTAAATAGTCAGCACTGTTTTTAAAACCTAAGTCATCTTGATTAGACATTTAGAACTCCATTTGTTTGTTTGTGTGTGACTTTATAAAAAAAGTCTCAAAGCCTACTTAATAAATAGGCTTCAAGTCTGTTTTTAATTTAAGATATTCAAAGGGTCATATTTAACAATTAATCTGACTTGCTTTTCATAATCTCTCTTAGCAGTAAAAATTAAATGAAAATTATATAACAACCTTCTGATTGATAATTTAAGCATACGCCCCCCATTCAGTAACATCTTTTTTTTTACAATCATTCTCCACTACGCAATGAATTTCTAAAAAATCCAAACCTTTTAGACCTTTTGAAATCCACCCTTTTTTTAGCATTACATTACTAGCCGATTGTATAAATTGGTCTCCATAACCATATTGAAATGGTGCTAAAATCAATTCATTGTTAGCAGTGTTTAATACTTGTGCGGAGTGGTATGTGTTGCCGTTTGCTTTGTCTCTCCATTTTTTAGCATGGATTATATATTTAATCATTAAGACCTCCAAGTGTTTGGATTGTCATTCGTAGTCTCATAAGAAATATTATCACTGTTTAAATCTTCAAGTTTATATAAACCGCAATCAATCTTTTTTAATGTTTCTTTTTTAGTCTCATTTAGAAACTCATTACGATACTTACTAGTCGTTGTTGAGTAATCCCAAAATTTACTATCAAGAAATGTTCCGTCAAAATTAACTTTACAAATTATTGAATTATAACTTTGAAAAAACGTGTTTCCTAAGTCGTCATCAATAACAAATTGATTGGCTATCTTGTTACCCTTTCGGCTTGTCATGTTTTTTACTTTCATAGTTTACTCCATGTGTTTGTTTGTTTCGGACTGAAATTCTATGTCCTCGTCAGTGACGTATTCAACGCCATACAAACAAGCTGTCCGTAACATCACACAAAGTGACCGCTTACAGCTTCGGAGGACTTTCCACACACCTTTTAGACAACTAGCCCAGATATGGAAAAACTCGAAATTCTCCTGCCTGTGTGTGGCTCTAAGTTTTTGTATGTAGATAAAAACCAGTAAAAATAATTAACTATTTATCTATATAGCTATGATAGTACGGATTACAAGAACTAAATTAATAATAATTAATAATAATTTAAAGAAAGTTAAATAAGCCTTATTTTATGCTATTTATGGGATAATATAGGATATTATATTAATATATAGGATTATCCCATACAGAATTGCTGTAGATGTACGGATAGTTGACTACTGTTATTGTTTGTCTTTGGTGTGTCTTCTATGGAGGTATTACTAATGTAGTAATAACAATGAATGCTTATGAGGTGGGCTTGTGGTGTGCGTGTGGTTACTTTAAGAGATACCCAGAGAGATACCCAGAGAGATACCCAGAGAGATACCCAGAGAGATACCCAGAGAGATACACAGTGGTTTTCTTTTTGTTTTCTCTATGATGGGAACTTTTATAATTATAATTACAATGACCTTGTGTGTGCGTTCAGTCTTTGGTGTGGCTGTGCGTGGCTGTGTGTGGCTCTATGTGTGGGCTGTGCGTGTGTCTGTGCGTGATACTTAAAGAATGCCTGTGCGTTGGCCTGTGCGTGATACTTAAAGAATGCCTGTGCGTTGGCCTGTGCGTTGGCCTGTGCGTTGGCCTGTGCGTTGGCCTGTGCGTTGGCCTGTGCGTTGGCCTGTGCATTCTCTCTTACTACCGGAAACCAGTTCAAGTAAAAAAACAGACTAGCAGAAGCATACGCATAAATTAAAAGAATACGCCCACACCACGCATAAACAAAGGATATACTATCCTATGCTGTGAAAAAATCCGCTTAGCGTCTATCTTTTTGGCTTTCTGTGGTGTTTTTTGTGTGGTCTATGGGGGAAACTCATCTTCTCGTAGAGACGAATACCCTTTCATATTTTTTCTTCAAACAAATCGCTATTTCAAACTTACCCTGCTCTCGGCATCTCTTAATGATACTCTTTAGTCTAAACACAAAGGCAGTTTTCCTATCCAACTAGAGACTTCCCATACGTTCACTCATACGCATAGCCCTCTTTGGTGTCTGCGTTGCCCATCTACTGTCTAACATTTCCTCACTAGCAACCTTATAGTCACTCTCTTGGAGTGCTTTAAGCATACCTTTGAACTTGGAAACACCATAACTACCCATCTGATAACACATCTCAACTACTATATTTCTAGCATTATCATTTATGTTGGGACATAATATTAATAATTCATCTGCACCACTTACTGCTTTAGCAAAGTCTCTCTCAAATAACTTAGTCCACCCTGCCATGTCTGTAGGTGCATCTTCACCTTCTAACATTTTGTGACCATAGCCACCTGTAGAAAATCCTAGAGTGTCTTTGTAGACTTCCATTCTGAAGCCTTCTTCTTTTTTAATCTCAGCTTTAGTTTGTTCTATATCCATCTTTCCTTCTTCTGTTGTCTTCCAGTTGTATGTTCCATAAAATGTTCTAAATCTTTACTTAACAAGTCATCTTTGTGTTGACTGTAAGATAACTGTTGGTCTCTATCTAATCGTGTTACCCAATAGTTTGCACAGATAGCTAATGCGTCTATGGCATCATCATGTCTTAGTGAACCTCTATCTCTAGTTAACCTTGTCATCTGTCTAAACAACTGATGGTCAGGTTCATTCTTGAAATCTTCATTAATTAATAAATCATCTATGACTAATCTGTGACTATTCATTAAAGGCTCTAAGGTATCTATGATACGTTTCTCCTTTTGGATATTGTGTCTAACTTCCTCTATCTCACAGGGGTGTATCTTAGCCATGATAGGTTTAAGTAATTGTGTAGCCATACCATCACCAAAGTTACTCTCGATAACCACATAGTTGACGTTATGTTTTCTAGCAATGTGTGATAGTTGAGACATAGTATTGTCTGAATATCCACCTTCTAGTGAACCCACAGCAGTTAAATATAATACTCCATGAAGCATTTTTAATACTGCATAAGCTGTCTTGTCTTCCCCTCTACCTGATGGGTCAATAGACATACACGTGCCTTCAAATTTTGTAAATTCCTCAGACATATACATAGGGGCTACAAAGTAATCTCCTTTAAGTCCTACGTTAGGTATATCTGGGTCTATAGCTTTTATTTGTTCTGGTGATGAAGCCCACTGTATTTTAGCAGGTGCTTCTGTCCAAGTTGAACAACCTGAAGCTACTATTAAATCATTTAGTTTAAGAGGGTATCTATTTGCATCAGACAAACTTGTATCTAACATAAATTGTAAGTTAAAGCCTGAACGACCATAAGAAGATAATCTTTCCATTAAATCTACTCCATCAAATCTTTGTGGGTCTGTGGGGTCTCCTTCTTTACCTACAATGATGTCAGCAAGTTTATCTCCGTAACCTACTGCTTGTGTTTTAGTAGGTACTAATGCTGTCCATATCTTTGTCTTAAATCCTCTTTCTTCTAAAGTATTATATAATGACATCTCATTTTGAGGTGTACCTAGAAATATAATTCTTCCTACATCTGGTTTAATAATTGCATCAAATTCTTTTACAGTTTCACTTAATCTATCTCTCATAAGTTGCGTTTGGGAGTTATTGGCACTCTCAACGTCATCAGCAATAATTAAATCTGCTCTACTACCTGTCATCTGTCCTGAGATACCCATAGATTTAACTGAGGGTGCATGTGATGCAAACGCAGGGGCTACATCAAAACTTATCTTTGAATGTCTCTGGTTATCTCTAGGTATTAGATGAGATAATAAAGGCATCTCTCCAATTAGTCTCTGTGTAAATGTACTGAAATCATCAGCCCTACTTTTAGAGGCAGAGACAACTAAAATGTTTCTCTGTGGATTTAATAATAATTGGTGTACGACAAACGCAGACGTAATCCAAGATTTACCTACACCTCTGAATGCTTCAATAACTAATCTCTTATGAGGAGTTTGTAAGTAATCTGCTATATCATACTGTATTGGTGTTGGTTCAGGTAAGTTTAAATGCTTCCAACATAAAAATAAAAAGTTTTTAAAGTTCTTTAATCTTGCGTCCATTATTTATCCTTGAATTTTTTAATACTATCTTTTAAATCTTTACTAAAAGAAGCTAAAGGGTCAGTTGTTCTCTCTTTAGTCTGTCGTCTTGCTTCTTTATAAGAAGCGGCTAATTCATCATTTTCTTTTTGACCAAATAACTTTTCTTTTTTATTGTCCATCTGTATCAAACGGTATGTCATCAAGAATGTTGTCTTCCTTCTTAGTCAAAGGTTCTGTGCTGTAAGTTTTACAAACTTCTAAACACACTTTCATTTCTGATGCTGTTAGTTCTTCACCTGATTTTAATTTGTTATATGCGTGAGTTACTAATAACTCTGGTAACTCTTTTACAATGTCTTCTAGTTTAACATCTGGCATTATTTACCTTGACTGTTGTATTTTTTGAAACTTCTCTTCTCGTCTTTGTTTAATTTCTTTTTGTGCCGCCCAATGCTTTTCTTCGTAATTTTCTGATAATCACTTGTCGTCTGTTTCTTTGCCATTGTTTTTGATATCCTGAAAAAGCCCAATCAATATATTTATTGAAGAGCCACTTAAATGGGTTCATAGGGAAACCTCTGGTTAATGTTTATTAATAGGTAATAGTAGCAGTAATTAAAGTTAGCCAAAAAATGACTAAAAGTCCGTAAACTACTGATTTTATTATATTATTCACGATTACACTTGTTCAACTTCTTGACATATAAATTTAGTTGCTACTTTGTTATCGTTAACAAATTTATCTTCTTGTGACATCACTAATTGCCTAGATATTTCTAATGCCGCAATGGTACATGCTTTCCATGAATTGTATTGTTGTTTTATTTCTTTTGGAGGTAAGCATTCATTATTAATAAAAGAACATAAAAATATTATTAATGTAAATTTCATTTCTTTTTTCTATTTTTACATTTACATCTGGGTGCAAATAGATTGCCTATCCATGCAAAAGTATTATCTATTCTTCCAAAGAAACTTAATAAAATTTTATCAATCATTATTCTAATATTAATTTCTTAATTGATTTTTCGCCTAAATAAATTTCTGTTTCTGCTTTAGATTTAATACATTGATACTGTACGTTAGCATTATAAACCCTACTAGCCACTCTTTTTCCTTTAAGACATTCACTCATTGATGGTTGTATTCTGTGTTCTTTGATTTCGTTATTAACTATCATCAACAAAGCTACTACTACTTCAATCATGGCTACTATTACCGTTACTTCTTACTTTATCTTTAAGTATTTCAATTTGTGCTAAAATTTTATCTACATCTTTTTGTAGTCTATTTATATTAACTGCGTTGTGTCGGCTTTCTTTAATTTCTAATTGAATGTACTCAACATCTCCCAATAAACTTTCAATTAATAAAAATTGTTCACTGTCAGCAGGTAAACTACCAAGTTCTCCTCTCGGCCACTTAATAGAAAACTCAACTGCTTTATCTAAATCTTTTTTAATTAATGTACTATCAGTTTCTAAAAGATTAATTCTTTCTATAACTCCGAAGTAAGCCCACACACCTACTGCAACAGAACACACTATGCCTATTAAATTTTTAAGTGGCATGTCTACTGATGTATTTGAATTTACTTTCATTTCTTTTTCATCTTGTTCATTGTAGTTACACCGAAAGATGCACCAACGATTGTCAATATGATGTACCAGAACATAGGGTCAGCAAATGCTAAAATCTCCCACCCTCTTTGCATTGTGTCTTGAGTGTATGGAATGAAATGGAATGCCATAAGGCATGTGAAAAAAACAACTAACCACTCATCTTTCCACGAATGTTCTTGTTGTTTAATTTGTTCTATTGAAATTTGTGAAGCCGCATCTAATTCTTTTTCTCTAATGATTTTATCTTTTTGTAGTTTGTGAGTTATTGCTCCGAATGTTTTTTCTGCTATAATTCTTGTAAGTGGATTTTTAAGTAACGCAAACCACATGTTACACTAAAAACAATCCGATAGACCAAATTGCAAATAAAGCAAAAGCAAATTTATTAGTATTATTCCAATAAATTTCTGCTTTGTCTTTCCAAGTTTTTAATGTGTATCCATATATTATCATATTGTTTCCCCTTTATTATTTTAAAAAATTATAAGTGCCTGTAACGATACTACCAATGATTAACAATACCCATAATGCACCTTTTCCTTTATTGATGTCTGCTCTTAAACCTTTAGTTTCACTTCGAAGTTCTCTTATCTCTTTAACTAAAAAGTCAATTTTTACTTCAGTAGATGATTTTCTAGGCATTAGATTGTATCTTGAAGTTGCTTCATGCGTTCAGCACAAAGTTTTTCATGTGAAGAAAGTCTGACCCCAGTTGCTTGTTCAGCAAACTGCTTACTTATCAGAACTTTTTTTCTAGGCATTTAATTAATAATTAAGACCTATTCCATAGATGTGAGCTTCTTTTGAAGCTGATTGATTTGCATAAACAACTTTCCAACGAACATCACTTCCACTTGTGCAAGTTGTCTTACCAAGTTTAATCATTTTAATTCCTGTTGAGAAAGTTCCTGCATCTGCGTATGAAGTCGCTTCTGTCCAAGCAGAATTATTAGCTGTGAAATAAACTTTTACATCTGTACCTAAAGTATTTGTTCCTGCATTATTTTTTAGAAGCATTACTCCTGAAACATCTGTAACTGCACTTGTTGGAACATTAGTAGTTCCTAAAGCTGTTCCTGTTGCAGGAATTGAAGCAACAGTTGTTACTGCATATCCTTTATCTGCATCTGCTACACTTGCCATAGTAGTTGAATACCAATTACTTGTTGATGAACCACCACTACCACCTGCAAATATAAATCTTCCTGTTTCTGGTACATTACTATAAGTCGTATAATTACTGCCAAAAGTAGTAAATGCTGTATTAGTTGGGCATTTAATTGTAATTGTATTTGCAGTTCTGTCATACTCAACTAGCCAACCATAACTATTTTGTGCATAAGCATAACATCTTTGCATATGAATTGAACCAGAAGCACAATTTATTTGTTGATGTCCAAATGATGCGTTTTCATAATTGTCAGTAGCACCATCTGTACCAATAGTTGTTCCGTAAGCCGAAGTAATCGTACTTGTTTTCCATTCAGTAGGTTCAAGTGTATAATCACTACTACCAGAACTAGCATCTTTTTGTCTAAATACTCTACCATCTACTGTATCGGTAGCTGTATCTGCACCTGACGCAACCGAAGTATCTGTTGTAACAATAGTATTCCAAGTTTGATAATTTTCATAAGTCTGAGCTCCATTAGTCTTATCAACTATAAATATTTTTATTTTCCAATCTGTAGCTAAATCATAAATCCAATTAGCATAATAAGATGGATAATCTAACTGTCCACCTGAACCTAATGCTCTTGAAATACTGTCATTAGTAATTGCATTAGTCCAGCCACCTGTGTGTTGTGTTACAACCGACCTAGTTTTAGATAATGTTTGGTCATAATCTGTTGCTGTAGATGTAGAATAAGCACTTATATATTCACTCGCATTTCTAGCAACTGTTGTTGAACCTGCTAAATTAAAATCGGCATCTGCTTCAAATTTTGTAATAGCAGAATTAGTTAAATTAAATTTTGTAGAATTTTCATTAACTGCTTGTTTAAGCCCAAGAGTTAAAATATCTTGTCTTACTGGTGTTAAATCTGTTGCTGTAACGTGTTGTGTAACTGCTGATGCAGGTACTCTAGCATCTGCAATACTACCAGTTAATTTTGTTGCTGATAAATCTGCAATTCTTGCATCAGATAAAGTACCTGAAGTTAATTTGTCTGTAGATAAATTAGGTATTCTAGCATCTGCAAAAGCACCTGTTGTAACTTTTGCTGTATCTAAATTTGGTATCTCATTGGCATCTAAAGTTATTAAACTGTTAGGTACTCCAGTTGATATTATATTTGCTAAGTCTCTTGCTTTTGTCATTAATGTAATTTCCTGTTATTTGTTGTGAATTTTGTAGGCTAGATATTTCTACCTAGCCTTTAAGTATTATTCTGGTTTATAACCAGTCATCGCTGTAGCTTCTGCTTGTGTTAAGCCCAAGTCTAATAGCTTTTGATTGCCATTAGTTTTGTCAGTAGCTTTTTGTGCTACTGCTGTATCTTCTACTGCTTGAAGTTCAATTATCTTTGCTTCAATGTCAGCTTTAGCAATCGGTGTAGTTCCTTCAGTCCAAGTTATTCTATCTATATCGTCTTTTGGTATGACAACCATAGCACTTGGATTAAGTGCGTGTATTGCTTCAATTGTTCCTATTATCATTATATTTTCTCCTTATTATTTATTATGCGTATTCTTGAACCCACATAGTGCTTAAACCTGTGTTGTTATATCCTGCCGCATTTGTATTTGCGTGTTCAGCATCATATCCAAAGTAACAAGTATTAGTTGCTGAGTGAGAACCTTGTTGTAAAGTATAAGTAATAGCACTTGCAGTTGCAGGAGCATCAAATATTTGCATGGTAGCTCCTTTTTCATAACCTACTGCGTGTTTAGCATTATTAAATGTTCCTCTAAATCTACTTCCATCTGCATCACCAACTATATCAGTTGTTGCACCACCACTAATTGCTCTTTCTACAAGAAAGTAACCACCCATACCACCACTAGTCGCAGTTATATTAACGTGTGAAAAACTAGCACCAATTATAAATTTAGATGATGAACTATCTGGTGTCACTACAATGTTAAATGCAACTGTTCCATCAGTAATAGCTGTACCTGTGTTAGCACAAGTTTGTGACCACGCATCAGTAGACTGTTTATAATGTATTGATTTAATTACACCACTAGCAGGAGCTATCCAAGATGGTGTACCCCCTGAAGTCATTTGTAAATTCATTGTAGAAGCAGGTTTAGCTAATCTTTGTAAACCACTTCCATCTCTGTAAAGTAAATCGCCTTGTGTTGTTATTGTTGTTCCTACGTCAGTACCATTTGTACCATTTGTACCATTCGTTCCTGTCTGAGCCATTACTGACCAATAAGTTGCGTTTGATACTGCGTTGCCTGTTGATGCTAAAATACAAACATAACTAGAACCACCAGATGAAACTACATCATCTACTGTGTAAGCTGTGCCACCTGCGTATGCACCTCTCCAGTTAAATTTAATAGCACCTAGATTG